GACGAAATAAAAAAAATAATAGAAAAAGCATTGTTATAAAAACGTGGGATATACAATATCCCACAAAAATAAATTTATGGAGGTATTTAAATTTGAAAGAATTAAAAATATTAGAAATATTGAAAAATGAAGAAAAGATCGACAATATTATTATTGTCGAGACAGAAAATGATATGCCATACTTAGGAACAAAAGAGTACAGTGCAAACCAATATATAGAGAATATAATCTTATATAACGATGATAATTTCTTAGTGATAAGAGAACACAACCATAAGCATCATTATTATCGCGACCAATATATGGAGGATTACGATTTTAGTAAGATTTATGTGTTTATAACAATAGACAAGAGATTTAAAATCTCTCATATTCTTGATAATTATAATAAGCAATATATAGAAGGTGAGGATTAGAAATGAAAATAAAATTATTTACGCACAGTGACCTTGATGGAATAGGGTGTGCATGTATAGCCAACATAGTCTTTGGAGATGAAAACGTAGATTATGAAATATGCGGATATCAAAACATTGATGAAAAAATATCTACATATTTAGAAAATAAGGAATATGAAAAGTATAATAAAACATATATTACTGATATATCAGTAAAAAAAGAAATAGCGGAAAAAATAAACCAATGTAAGAAAACATTTAGATTGCTAGATCATCATAAGACAGCTGAATTTTTGAATACATATGAATGGGCAACTGTGATTGTCCAAAACAAAGATGATATCAAAGAATGTGGTACAAGCCTATTGTATCAAGAATTGTATAAAGAAGCCTATAATGATAATGAATTAGGTAATTTTGTAGAAATGGTAAGGTTATACGATACCTGGGACTGGAAACAGACACAAAATGATTTGCCAAAGAAACTAAATGATATCTTTGGAATAATAGGCTATAAAGATTTCATATTTTATTATAGCCATTTTCGAAACTTGTTTCCAAATAAATTTATGGAACTTTTGAAATACAAAAGAAGAGAAATTGATTTAGCCATCGATGAAAAACTTAAAAAAGTAAAAATCAAAGGAGATTATGCAATCTCCTTGTGTGACAGAAAAGACTTAACGAGTGAATTAGGAAGTAAAATTTTAGAAAAATTTGAAAACATAAATTACGTAATGTTAATTTATGATGGTGGCGTAGCATTACGAAGTGTTGGCGATTTTGACGTGAGTGAAATCGCAAAGCAATATGGCGGTGGAGGACACAAAAACGCCGCTGGATTTATTCATAATGAATGGTATAAATTTTTAAAGTAAATATAAAAAGAGAGGGCTTAACGCCCTCGAAAGGAAATAAGAAAGGACTTGAAACAATGGAAAAAATAACAATAATTATATGGGCAATTGCAGTGGTTTGTATAATTTTGAATTATTTTAATTCAAAAAAATTATACAAAATATATAACAAAAAATATGAGGAATTCCTGAAGTGTTATACAGATTTAGAAGATAAGAAAAAAAAAACAAAATGAAAATAAGCCAACAGAAACAGTTTTGGATAATGTGCTCACAAAGTTAAATTATGGTAAACCTATGTCAGATGAAGATGTAGATAAAATATTAAAATAGGAGGTATTTTATATATGGGTGTTATAAAATCATGGTTCAATGGTGTAAGAATTAAAAAGTGTTATGACAGGAGGTATTTATGAATAAATTTGAATTTGAAATAGATGATCATGGACAGGGAATTATAAAAATGAATGGACAAAAATTAAGAGGGGTTTTAAGTGCAGAAATAAAATTTTGTCTAAATAAAATGCCTATTGTAAAAATAGAATTGGGAGCCTCTGATATAAAAGGGGAACTAGAGGATTTCAATTTTTCGAGAATGGATAAAAATTGTAGGGGTGAGGATATAAATTATGAATGATCAAGAAATGAAATATTTACCTTTAGGAAAAATAACATATTCGAATAATCCGGAATATATTGGTTGTTTCTTAGAAGTATCTGAAATAAATTATAACAGAATTAAGGAAGCTATGAACAAAGTTTTAAAAGATAATGACTTTGAAAAACATTTAAATGACTTTAGTTATCACTTAATAGAAGAAGTAATAAAACCGGATATAGTGACTATAAAAGACGGAAAGGAACATATAATTAATAGTAATATGATAACATATAAAACATTTACTGTATATGTTTTTTATATAATAGATAATAAGTTTCAATTTGAATTAATGTATGACTTAAAATATCCGGATCAATTACCTGTAAACATATATATTAAGGAGATATTCAACTATGATCTTTAAGCTATGTATCATGGTGGGGGGAGTGCAATTTATGAATGATATAGATAATTTATTTAGGATTTGTTTGATCAGTGTGATAGTATTTTCATGGACAAATGTATTATATTTACTTAAAAAATTAATTTTTAAGTAAATAAACGATAAGAGGGTGTTATTTTAAAATAACACCCTCTTTATGGTATAATAGCATGAAAGGAGATAGATATAGATGTTGACCGAACGTAAAAAGCTATTTTGTGATTATTATATAATATCCCTGAATGCAACTGATGCCGCGCGAAAAGCAGGATATAGTTCTAAATCTGCAAATGGTTTAAAAAATAAAGCCTATAAATTAATGAAAGAGCCAGATATAAAAGAATATATAGCAGATAGACTTAAGCAAAAAGAAGCCGATTTAATAGTCAAACAAAATGACATATTAAAATATTTATCTGGCTGTGTTCTTGGATTAGAAAAAGAAAATAAAAATTATATTTTAAGATCCGGCAATAAAGGAAATTACAACGATGAATTAATTGAAAAAGAAACGGATCTACAGCCAAGGGATCGTATTAAAGCGGCTGAAATTATGGCAAAAATTTATAACTTAATGGATAAAAATGAAAATACGGAACCACAAAAAGTTATTATTGAATATAATATACCTTTAAAAAATGAGGATCCATCAAATGAATAGCATAAATGTTTCTCTAACTGATTGCTTTGGTCCTGCTTATTATGAGATATTTCATGATGTAGAAGCCCGTAACAATATGATATATTGGCTAAAAGGTGGACGTGGAAGTTTAAAAGGTTCATTTGCTTATTTATACACTATATTTGATCTGACTCGTGATGCTGAAAATGGTGTTGTTACTCATGCCGTAGGACTTAGAAAAGTTGGATTAACAATAAGGGATTCAGTATTTACAAATTTTTTGTGGGCTATTAATAAACTAGGATTAAAGGATTCATGGGATTATACAATTAGTCCAATGAAATTTTTTCATAAAAAAACCGGTAATACAATATTATTTCGTGGGTGTGCTAATCAAAGAGACTTTGAAAAAATTAAAAGTTTAAAATTTGAAAAAGGTTATTGTAAAATTGCTATATTTGAAGAATTAACTGAATTTGCTGGAATGGATGAAATCGACAGTATACAGCAATCATTATTTAGAGGAAGCAATGAAGACACCAGGGAAGATTTCGGAAATGAAGAAAGTATTACTTTTGTAATGTACAATCCACCGGCAAGTCGGAAGAATTGGGTAAACGAAGAATCAAGGAAGCTAAGACAGTTAAATGAAAACGGGGAAGATACAGGTGTATATATTTTGCATACTACATATTTACAAGCACCTAAAAGCTGGTTAGGCAAACCGTTTGTTGATAAAGCTAATCAAATTAAAAAATTTAATTACAGAAAATATCAACACATGTATTTAGGTGAAGAAACAGGCGAAGGATTAGAAATTTATCCACCTATTACAAAGGATAATCCTAACGGCTTGGTTGAATATCGAACCATAACAAATGAAGAAATAAAACAATTTACCAAGATTAATAGGGGATTAGATTTTGGATATTCACACGCAAGTTGTTACGCTGAAATGTATTACGATAAAAAACAAGAAATTATATATATAATTGACGAAGTTTATTTGTATGGTGCTAATAATTTTGTATTAGCCAGTAAAATAAAACATAAAGCTGGCAAATTATTTATTATTGGTGATAGTGAAGATCCAAGGACAATAAATGAAATGATTCTTTTAGGTCTTAATGTAGGTAAGGCTAAAAAAGGCAAGGATTCTAAAGATCACGGTATTATGTGGTTAAAAGGTAGAGCAAAAATAGTAATCGATAAAAAAAGAACTCCAAACATAGCTGACGATTTTGAAACTTATGAATATAAAAAAGATAAAGAAGGTAAAATAATATATGACTTTCCTGAGGAGCCCGACGGAAGTGCAAGTTGTCGCTACGGATTGGAAAAATATATTTTAGACAGTAAATTAAAATTCGGTGTAAAAAGGTAATACATTGACATAATATATAATTTTTAATATAATTATAATAATTATATGGTGTGTAATGATTCCCGACCATTCCAGACTATATAAAAGTCATAGCAGGTATATAAATTCGAGTCGGGAAATTTGGATTTATATACCTGCTTTCTATTGGAGGATTTTATGAAAGAATTAAAAATTATTGAAAACTATATTAAAAAAAATAAAAATGGAATAAGTTTTGCTGAAATTGAAAGAGAACTTGAAACCAATAATATTAATCCTAAAGGTAATTATTGGCTACCTTATAAAAGCTATAAAAATATGTACATTTGGATAAATATGAGTGAAAACTTTATAAAGGCTATTATAACACTTTTTAAAGAATTTAAAATACAACTAGTGGAATGTTCCCCCATAGTTTATTTGGTTGATGGACTAGTTCTAAATTTACCTATAGCAAGGGGAAAAGAAAGAGACTACACACAAGAACATTGGCTACCTATGATAATACATCAAGATAAAAGAGGGAATCACCAACGTTGTAGATAAGCAAAGTTATAATATTCTGTTGATTAATTTAAAAAATATATGAAAGGATGTGATAAAATGTATACATGCAAAAAATGCGGTAAAACTTTTGATTTACAAATAATTAAAGAAGCACCAACAGCATTAAAGAAATCATTAATATTTTTAATCGGTGGCTTCTTTACATGTGGATTATTGTGGTTATTGTCTCCAGTTGCTTTAATTCCACAACCAGATATCAAAAAGTGTCCACATTGTAAAAGTGTCCACATTGTTTATCTAAAATAATTTAGAAGATTAAACGTAGGAAGCTAAGACAGGACACAGTTAATAATTATTATGAAGAAAGGGAGTGCATTAATGACTGATAATAAAAATATGAATTTTAATAGTTTAGAATTCAGAAAAGAATTA